AATCTACAATAGAAAAAGCATGACTCCAATTAGTTTTTCTATATCCTAGCCATTTATTTTCTTCATCACTCATATCTTTCAGGCATCCAATTGACCAGGCAGACTTTTGACCATCCATATGTGTAACAGATGCTTGTTGAACATCATGATGATGACCATACATAATATTGACACCTAATTTCATAAGATGGTTTCTAGCGTGATTAACACTAGCATAATGGTGACCATGATAGAAATGTAATTTACCTATCTTTAGATATTTACCTGCAGGATGATAACTATAACCACGTTCCTTTAGCCTTATTGCATTTTTAACAGATAGATTTAAATATGGATGCTCATCATTAAACCTATTTAACCAATCATCGTGATTACCCTCACAAAAATGCTTAGTATAGCAATTAGCCTTATCTAGAGATTCATCAATTATATCCATACCTTTGTTGACATCTATTATATCTTTCTCTATGGCAGGTATTTGATATTCTAAAGGGGGTCGTTTCTTTTTTTTCCATTTCCAGGCAGAACATCCTTCCCATTCACCTGTATCTCCTAAATCTACATAGGCATCAGGTTTTAATATCTCTATTGCTTTACATACAACTTTAATAGCAGGCATATCTGCTAAAGGGAAATGCTTATCTGGAGTTACTATTGTCCTTCTTACCGGAGTTTTCTTCGCCATTCCAAACTCTCCTTGCTTTGTTATAATGAACGTATGCTATGGAGAAGGCTGTTATGGTACTAAAGACTAATATACAGAATCTTAATAAAGGTGTTAGAAATTCTGTTAAAGATAAAAGGTATCCACCAAATGATGTTCCAAGGCTAGAGAATGGTCTATTGGATATAGTTGTCCTAATCGAATCCAACATCACTATTGGCTTTCATAAAATGCTCAACTGTTCCTCTGCCTTCAATAGTGTTATATACTCTCTTCCAATATTTTGCTTGACCTTCCAAATCATCCCAAGATGGTATTGGGTCTTTGTCTCTACGATAATGAAGTCTACATAGTGCTGCCTGTACTGCCATATTCGACATAACAGACATGATTGTATCTTTCTCAAAATTCATTCCTAGGGAAATAAGGTTTTTCTTATAATGTGATCGGTAGTGAATATAATTATCTATCATATCATTCATGGTAGCAGGTTCAATTTGCCAAAATCCAATTGCAGGGTTGCCTTCACCATAGCCTTTTAACGCCCTGTATCCTGATTCTGCCATTCCTGTACGAACCACCATTGCTAGAGCATCGTCACTATAGGAATCGACTCTATAGAGAGCATACTCTACTATCTCTTTTATCTGTTTAATCATTGCTATAATTTAATGATTATTTAGATGATTTCTTAGATTTTTTTGCTTTCTTTTTAACAACAGGCTTCTTTTTTTCTACTACAACTTCCCAATCATTACTATCCATCATCATATGATGTTCTAATTCTGAACATTCTTTAACTTCGCCTGATAAAACGTGTTTTATTTTCATATACGCCTCAATTTAAAAAAGGGGGCAGAAACCCACCCCCTTTATTTAGTTAACAGTTATGTATTACTCTGCACCTAGGATAAATACTCTTCTTTGTCCTGTTGTACTTGAGTTTCTAACATTTACACCATATATAACATCACTAACCATCTTAGTTCCTAAATGGTCAATATCATAATCAGCCTGCATTCTAACTTTTTGGCTATAAGCTATTTGTATGGCAGATTTATGAACACAGTAACCAATAGGAGTAAAGTTGTCAGTTTGACCACCAGCATTATCCATATTAGTTTGAGCTGTAGTTACATTATTTGACATCATAATAGGCATACCAAATACAGTTCCAATTTGACCTGAATTAGCAAAACCTTGACCTAATGGAGAACCTGCTGTTCCATAAGACAACTGAACAAGAGCAGATAATGTTGCATATGCTGCAGGAGAAACAACTAATGTCCAATTTGTAACATCTGGGTCTTGACCTAATACATTGCTTAATATTAGTTCAAAGTCTGAATTAGAGCTACCTTTTAAGTCAGCACCTGTTACTATACCATTAATTTTTCCTGAAGCACTTTGACATGAAGCCAATAATAAATCTTCAATCTTATTATCAATAGTATTTCCTAAAGAATATCCCATTTCTCCTGTATAGATATTCATTAAATCATAGCTACTTTGAACTTTTAAAAGGTCTTCAATTAAAGTTGCTGAATAAGCATGTTGATTTATTGTTAAAGTTTCTTCTGTTTGAGCAGCTCCATCTACACCATAAGATATTGCAGTCTCAGGAGTTTTAGTTCCTGAAGAAATTGTATCAAATGTTGGTATATGTATTACATCACCACCACCGGCAGCAAACGAAGATAAATCTTTTGCAAGTTTACCAAAAACAAGTTGATTTTTAAACGCTAGTTCTACAGCTGGACCCCACACTTCAGGAACAAATACATCAAAAGAATGTGTTCCATCATTTGCAGCAACACCACCACCTGTCATTAAATGTGCATTATCAAAAGCCATTTTTTAACTCTCCTTAAATTTTATTTTCTTTTATAATTATTAACAGTCTGTTCATGCCATACTCTTCTCTCTTGCTCATTCATTTGATCGTAAGGTTTGTCAAGATTAACTTTCCTAGGAGCAGATGCCTGATGTTGAGGGTTGACAGGTTTAGACTCTTCTCTTACACTAACTACATATTCGAGAGTATCTAAATCTTTCTGACTCATTTTCTCTCTATCTTCCTCTGGCAGCTTTGAAAGTAATGATTCTCTACGACTAGCCTCATAAGATTCCCATTTGTCTTTATACGGAGCAGTTTGTTCATATAATTCCTTATATTTTTCCTGCTCTTGCATTTGTTTGACTTTTAAGGTTTCTTGTGCCTTAGTATTTTTCTGAACCGTTTCCTCTGCATCCTGCGCTCTCTTGCGAAGTTTTTTTGCATTCTGCACTTCATCAAGATAGAGTGCTTTATAATCAACAGACTCTCCTTGAGACTGTGGTGTACCTTCCTGTACTGATTGTGTTTCTTCGTTCATCTGAACTCCTTCCTCTGTCATAATTTTTCTCCTGGTTTTTCGTGGTAAATTTAAGAAAGCCTAGAAACACTATGCAACTAAGAAATTCCCATATAGTCAATTGGGTGTCCTAGAAAGTCTTCTATCTTATCTAATATTGCAACAGGAAATGATACTGCTAGATCATGATATATTTCTACAGGCTCTTCTTCACTTAGCATATCTTTTAGTACTTTTTTTAATATTCCTTCTACTTGTTGCATTTCTTTTTTGGTCATAATATACCTCATTAAATATTTTTATTCTTTTTCATATAATTTGCCTTCATCCATTAATTGAAAGAAAGCGTCTTTAAATTCTTCTCTATATATTCTTAATACCTCAGAACCAACACTTCCTGATCTCATAATATATTCTTCAGGTATTCCTAGATGTGGAAATGAATCTTGATGAATAGATGAAACAAATTCTGTATCTATATCAGGTCTGTCTGGATATGATTCTTTTTCAATCGTAAGTTCAAGGTATGGAGACTTACTTAAAGTTCTATAGCCAAGAGTTGATTTTAAAAGACCTGTGTCATCTAGTATATCATTTTCTCTTGTACTAGTTGGACTTCTTATCCATTTAACACGCTGTCCTGCAAATGTAAATCCACTTTCTTCAAGCCAAGCATCCATTACAACGTTTATAGCTTGTTCTCCAACTCTATCAGAAGTATTTAATAATGCTCTTTTTTGTGCCTCTTCAATATATGCTTCTAAATTTGGCTCAAAAACCCAATCACCTACTACTTGACCCATTTGTTATATCATCCTCCATTTGATCTCCTTCAGCATTTAAAGATTGTTTATTCTTAGCTATAATTTCTCTTGCCTGCTCTAAAGACAAGTCAGAATTATTACGCTTTAGAATCTCTTCTAATGTAAGCAATCCATGTGACAATTCCCAATCATCTTTTTGAATTTGTTCAGAAAATGAACGAGGATATTCAGGTTCTTTAAAATCTACTGAAAATTTATTAGGAAGATTTACTCCATTTGTATTTGCAATAGCTCTTTCTACGTTGTATAGATCATTTTCAAATATTCGCCAAGTTTCTATATCATCTTTATAATCTTCTACAAACTCAAAGTCTTTTATACGAAGAGCAAGTCCTGAAGAAGGTCTATCTTGTTTAGAATCAAATGTGACGTGCATATGTTTAGATGTTGCTAACATTTCAATCATTCCTTTAGCAATTTCTAATACTTTTTGAGGATCGCCTCCTGGGGATTCTATACCAAATCTACCATCTTGAGGTAGATTGATCAGTTTGTCAGAACCAACTCTGGCTATTGGCTGATCCTCATATACGCCAGATGCCCAGGAGTGTCCGACCATCT